CATTGCTATCAGTAGTTGCTAACCATCTGGTGTTTGCGTGGTCGTATATTAAAGTTGCGCCAATGTCATCAGTGCTTACTGTAGAACCTGCTATGGTTCTTCCTAATATGGTAGCGGGACCCGCAATACCTTGAGTTCCAACTGTTATGATGCTTACGGCATCTCCATCGGTTACTGTAACCTTGTTTATCGTGTTCGTATTGGAAGTGGTTACTTTTGATATAGCCATTATCTACTTATGTTCCTTCTCACTGAATATGTGCCTTCCAGTATTCGGTAGATATTGCTTGAGCCATCCACAACTTCTAAATCAAAGACACCATCTCCTGCGGTTAGGTTAGCTGTATCTGATGCGGATATTGTGAGTGTGACTGTGCCTGCTGTACCACCTAATGCAATTCTGCTATTAGCTGTTGTGAGTGTTAAAACTTCTGAAGAACTTTCAGGTGTTTCCCTCAAGTCCATTTCTGCGGAAGCGTAGCCTGTAAGATTTATTAAAGTATCGCTTGAATCTTTAAGTGTAAGGGTCTGCCCGAAGGTCGCTCCCTGCTCTATGATAAAATGATGATAACCTGCACTCATATATATTCCCTTTAATTTGCATGGTCTCTACCATCATTAGCATCTGCTTTATTAATAATATCACTTTGTAATGTATTGACCATTAAAAAATGATTAAGGGTACAAGTTAAGAAGCCTTCTTCTTAGTAGTTCTTTTTTTCTTGGTTTTTACCTTTGGTGCTTCTCCACCTTCCCACGCTTCATTTACATCTGGCGTGTCAGGGTCATCTCCCTTTAATTGTCCTTTTTCGTTTCTAGCTCTAACAGGTTCGCCTTCTTCTTCTGCTGTAGCTTCTACTTTAACTTCCATAGCGTGACCATTAGCCACGAATACTTCCATTAAGTCTTTTTGGAAACTTTCTTTTGCTTCGTAGATTCCATCTACGGAATAGAGCATAGTGTCAGTGCCGTCTTTATTGGCTGCACCTGCTTTTGGTACTATCATTTTGTACGTTTTATTCGCCATTCATATCTCCAAGTTTAAAGATAGTGGGGGCGTAAACCCCCACAGTCTTATGCTTATTTAAGCGTTATGTGCTGTAAAAGCGTTGTCGCTACTATGTCTTGAACCACTTCTCACAACGATAGCACCAATAGGTGTTCCGCTTGAGTGTGTTCCAGTCTTAGCTAGTACAACTCTTATATATCTACTGTTACCGACATATTCAACACGGAAAATACCGCCTGCTGTGTCAGGATTGCCGTTAGCAGTACCATCTAATTTCAAGAAGATACCCCCTGCAGCAATAGTTCCATCAGTAATGCCTGCTTGGGCAACGTCAGTAAAAGTTGAGTTATCATCAGATTCCTCTAATGAAACTTCAAAATATACCGAGCTAGATAAAGTGTCGCCTTCTGCGCCTACGTCAACAAGAACTGTTGCTCTCTCATAGCCTTGTAAGTCAACACCAGTACCATTACCTGCAGCAGTTTTAACTGCGTTAAGAATGGAAACAGCAGGATTAATATTATTTGATAAGTCTTGCATAAATTACTCCTAATTAAGCTGATACTTTTTGTTTAACAACTGCTTCAGCTTGGAGAACCTGTCCACCAACCCTTCTTCTAGCAATGTATCTAACATTACCTGAAGTGGCTTGTGTAAAGGGGTCTCTCGTTACTGATAAAGCAACCCTGTCTACAATCATGTATGCTCTTCTGAAGTCTCCGAATATAACAGGGTAAGTGTTAGCACCTACATCTGGCATATCGGTAGCTTCAACGTAAGGCGAGCCTAATATAGTATTAGGAACTCCTGACTGTAGAGACATACCTGTTTGGAACACATACTGTCCTGCAGTGTCCTTAAGTTTTCTTATGGCAGCTAAAGTGCTTCTGTTAAAAACAAAAGTACCATTTCTTCCATAGTCAGACTTAATAGAATGAACTAGTGAAATCAGTCCGTCTGCTAATAATGTACTAGCATGTCCTGATACAGTTTCACTAACGTCACCATTAGTTAATAAACCTTCAGGCTTACCAACAGAGTTACCGCTAACAAATGCTGTTCCTTCAGCTTTCGCAAATTGCTCCGCGAATTCTGATTGCATTTCTGATTCTAGATCAAAGACAGTATCTTCTAAGTTTTGCTCAGAGATATCTACTAAAGCGTAAAGCTCATGTGCAGGTAGTTCTTCTAATCCAACTGTGTAACCAGTGGTTTCTGAACGAGTTGCACTTTCTGCTACCCAAGAGGCAGAGAATTGACCATCACGTTTAGGCACTTGGATTGATCTTTGTCCAGTGCTTCTCACTCTAGCGATTGAACGAATAGGCGAGATTTCTGTTACTGTTTTCAGTAACTCCCTCACGTATTCTGGTGGTGCTAGATACCCACCTGTTGAGTCATTGCTGACCGTTAATGCTTTCTTCTCTGCATCTTGTAGACCTTCCAGTCCTTTTCTGCAGTATGAGTCAAAAGCTGCACAGGTTTCATCAATTTGCTTGGCTTCATAACCAGAGTTCGGTCTTTTCATGACTGTCTCTAGTTGTTCTACCTGCTCTTTGATTCCGTCTTGTGCAAGTTTGGCTTGTGTAATCTCCTGATTAATATCTTCAAGTCCGTTTAGCTTTTCCTCAATACTATTGAGTTTAGCTTCTACTGAACTATCCGCACTTTGCCCTTTTTCTAATGTTTCTAGTTTCAGGTCATTAGCTTTTTTAAATTCTTCAAAAGCCTGACCAAATTCTGAAACAACTTGCTTTATATCTTCAGACATAATTGCTCCTTAGAGTTGGTTAATAGTTAATGTTAATTGTTTCATGGCTTCTACCACTTCAGCATTAGCATCAACATCTCGTTGCGTAAATGCCAGATTAACAGCTTTTGCTGCAATCTTGGATTCTGAACGAGATAAGTTGAAAGCATCACGCATTCCGTTTTCCCATTCTCTAATAGAGATTTCCTCTCCCTTTACCTGCCGAACCGTAGCTTTAGGGTTCATCGGAAAAGTTACGAGACTAATCTCCATTAAATCTACCTCTTTGATAATGCGTTGATTTTTACGCTTATCATAAGAAACTTCTTTAGGGTTCACTCTAAAGCCTATACTTAGACCATCTAAAGCACCCATCTTCAATAATTCGTAGGCTTCTTTGCCTGCTTGTGTTTTAAGAGCAAGTCTGCCCTTTACATATAGACCATGTGAATCTTCTCTTATTTCGTCAAAGACTCCAATAGGCATATCGGATTTGTGTTGATACAAAAGTTTAACTCCACCATGTCCTCTTTCGTTGAGACTCTTAGTGAATGCACCACCTTTAATTATATCATTACCAAGATCAGTATTATTAAATACACTGCCGTAACCTTCAAAAGTGCCATCATCAGATTCCGCTTTGATTTCAGACTTGACTTCAATGTAACTCTTTTCTTCTTTTTCTTCCTCATAGTCAGATTCCTCAGAAGGTTCTGCCATGTCTTTTCCAAACTCAACAATATAAGAATCGTCAGTCTCTTGGACTGCTCTTATATGCTTTTCGTCATTCTGTTTAGAATCTTCGTGGGAATCGTACTCGTCTGTACGGACAGCTACGTCAGGATTATTAGATGTTAATTCACTGCTCATAGTGCTATCTCCTAATTTACTCAATATATAGTATCTGAATATTTAATTAGACACAACATCTTGTGCATCAGTGTAAATAATCACACACCTACAATTTATTACATTCTTAGCACCACCTTTAGGATCACCTGCGTAACCCATAGGAGTACCCCCTATTAAAAAATCTTCATTCATCGGTCTTTGTTGTCCATTAGCAGATGAATGAGCCGACCTTGTTCTTAGGTCGTTTGTAGATACCCACTGCTTAACCATCTCCATTCCCAAGTCATCTGCAACTGTTCCATGATAAGAATGATTGGCAAAACTTGCAGCGTTGTGAGTTTCAGTTCTTGCTATGGTGGCTGCCCTTGCTCTGGTTATTGGCATTACTTTATCTGATATGGACTTAGATATTTGTGCCAATGTTAAATTGTCTGCTCGCCCATCTCTTATAATTCTATCTATTCGGTTCGCCATACGAGTTGATATACCACTAAGTGTTAATGCCCTGCCTGCAAAATAACTTTCTACCAATCTTTCAAAGTCCACGCTTCTGCCCATGATAAAGATTTCATCATCTTTAGTGCCTTTATCATAAAGTTCATTGGCATTAGCAAAAATAGCTTTGAACACTCTCCTGTAATGTCTTGTCATTGTAGGGATTAATTCTTCATCTAAATCTATTCTTGATTGGTTTGCATCATACACACCAAACTCTTTGTATAGATAAGCTCTTGTCCTTACAAACTTTCTAAATAAAGTGTTTAACCTTCTATAAGCTAATTTTTCTAGATTGTTTCTTAAGACTTGTTGTTTCCGTATCTCTGCTCTAGCACTTACTCTGCCACGCCTTATATTCCTGAACTCTTTTCTAAGTAGGGGCATCTACAGCTTCATCTCCTTCTGGTAATTCTTCCTCTATATCAAAGTCATCTAGCTCATCATCTGAAATAGGATTATTAGGTACGGGTGTTGGCTCCTCACCTATTGGGAATAGGTTAGCAGATATATACAATTCATCTGCACCGTCTATAGGGGACAGACCTATTAACTCTCTTGCTTCATTGCGAGTCATGATGCCTTCCCTTACTGCACTTGTGACATTCTCGTATATCTTTCTTCTGCGCTCAGATAAGGCAGGTATCTTGTCTATGTCATATTCAAAGGTTAAGTTCTCTCCAAACATGGGAACTAACCACTCATTAATATCAGACTCTATCTTTCTAAGATGAGGAATAATTGTTTCTTCATATAAAGCCAGTCTAGCTTCAGCTACATTGGCATAAGTCTGTGCATCGGGTACACCCACTAACTGACTGGGAACTCCAAAACATAATGCTATATCGGTTGTTGCCATGTGCTTGAGGTTTAAAAAATCCATGTCTTTAGGAGACAATCCCATTTCTTTCCAGTCAAAGTCTCCTTCTAGTAACATGGGTCTACCTGCATTAGCAGTACCAGTAAATCTGTTATTGAGGTCTGTAATGAGTTGTTGTCTTTGTGATTCACTTAGGTTGACCGCAAAACCACCATCATCTTTAGGCTTATACACCACAGCACCACTTGGTCTTGCTCCGTTCTCTAGCAGATTAACATTGTGTTTGCTTGCCATGTTGTGTTGGTCTATCTCAAGGGCAGCAGCAGCCATTGGAGATAATCCACAGTAATCATCTAATGGATTCCATAGCTTAATGTGTTTGACTTCACTATAGCCAGTTGTGTCATCAACATCGTAACTTGCTTGTACTTTGCCATTAATAACGTAATCGTATCTATCGGGTATTGGCTTACTCCCCCCTTTGACTACCATTCTGTCTGGTCTTAACAAATGCAGCTCTTTGGGTTTGCCTAAATCAGAACCCACTTTCAAAATGTATGCGTTACCGCTTAATAATAGATAACCAAACAACGCATTAAAAAACTCACTATGTGATTGCAAAGGATTGGGTCTGTCTATTAATGACAGAAGTGGATGTTGCTCTATTACTGTATCGCCTGACTTGAGCATATATGGAACTGCACTTGCTCCATGTGATATCTCATTAACACACCTATAAACAATACTGTTCTTCATATAGCCTTCTTCAGCTAAGTCTTTATAGTCGTACTGCTTACCGCTTGTGTTGACACCAAAATAACTGACCATGTTCCCTATAGCCTTTGATTGCGTTTTAGGTCTGCCGTTAAAAAGATTTTTTATGTTGTCTCTCATTGCCATTAGCTTATTCTCCAGTTAACTTCTCCTCTTGATCTGCTTAGTTCGGTTAGACCCCATACTAAAGCATCCAATCTGTCAGGGGAAGGTCTCGTTTCGCCAGTATAAGAACACATCTGCGATTCTAATTCAGCAAAATATCCAACATGGTGAACTCGCTTCTGTTCATAAAGGGCAGATATAGGTTCTGCTCTTGTGAGCTTACCTCTTGTTGCCCTCACTGACCTGTAAGGAACATTGTTATCTATACTTCTCAACAATCTTTCTACTAAGTCACCACCATTATTTACTTCTGCTACTATTCTATCAGCTTGCCATTCATAATAGCAATCTATAGCTTTTCTTCCCCATTGGTCGGGAGAATACTTGCCAGATACATCTTCTAAAACATAATATCTTTCGTTGTAATCTTTGCCTACTACAACAATTCCTGTTTCATCTGAATTCTCGTTAGCGGTTACAGCAGGGTCTATCGCTACTATTATTTGTTTTAAGGTTGTTTCCGTATCATCAGTGATTCTCATGCCTTCAATCATTTTATTTGTCCACAAAGCACCTTCTATATCCTCTATAATTTCTGCATACAACTCTTGCCTACCCATAGCCGTGCCTTCGTATCTTTCTCTAAGCATAGCCAATGCGGTGTCTGCTAAGTTTTCTTCATTCTCAAACGTGCTGCCTGATGTTACCTGTACATCTTTTCTCAATACCAGTTCTTTAATTATCTTTGTTGGCTTGGGTGTGGTGGTTATCACACATTGAGGGTTATCTCCTAATCTTAATGAAAACATTAACTGATCAAACGTTTCAGGGTATCTCCAAGCTGCCAACTCATCAGCCCATGCTCTATGAAACTGGGGTCCTCTTAATCTTTCTGGTTCTGATGCTGAATAACCTATTATTTTAGAACCATTATGTAATCGTATTTCAGACATACTTGATGAATAGCCTTTCATATCCTTTTGCTCTGACAAACATTCTTTAGGTATTATCTCTACTAAACCGCTAGGTCCGCCAAAACAAACTCTCCTTAAATCTCCAGACGTTGGTGCTACAACTGCACAAATTGTATTAGGATTTCGTAAAGCATACAGGGCAATATCTTGTGCGCCAGTTCTTGTCTTGCCCCAACCTCTGCCTGCAAGAATTAACCAGATGTAATGGCTTTCTTTTGGCTGTAGCTGTTTAAGTCTAGCTGTCTTGAGCCAATCAGTGTATAGGCTTATTGTTGCTTTCTCTGCGTCCGTCTGCAACTGTGTCAAGCAATTCCATAGCTTCTCTGAAGGCTTCGTCGTGTATGTTTGCATTTATGTTTACGTTCTCAGTGTTTTCGCCTAATGCTAGTTTAGCCAATCTTTGTGATGATAAAGCTGCACCTGCAAGGGCGTTTAATTGATGAGGAAGGAAATTCTTTGCTCCATTATTTATGTTTTCAGTATTCGTTCTAATATTCTGACCTACTGTTGCCATAAGTGCTTTGGCTAAATTGAGACTGTTTAAGTCAAACTTCTTTGATTCTTCTGTTAGATTCCTTGTCCTTTCTACATCTAAATCTGCTAAATATCTTTGTTGGAATTGTTCTCTTTCAACCTTCCAATTTTCTTTTTGTGAAACCCTGTAAAGTGTTGATTTAGCTACGTTGTGCTTTTTATACAGTTCATCAAGTGTATATGTTTTTCTTGTGCCTTCTTCATTACTTATTCCTTGCACATAAAGGTTGCGTATTTCCAGTTTTAAATCTGTGGTAAGTTTGTTTGTTGTAGATTTTTTACTCATATATTCTCAATCTTTCCCAAGATGATAATACATAAGATTCCAAAAAGGAACAATTAAGACTTATTTATTGAAAGCTATATCATTCCAATCACTTATTGTTGATATGATTTCTGGCTTAAAACAATGGTCATTAAAATTATATACAAACTTAGCTTCCCCTATCTTTCCGTATAAGTCTTGTTCCCTTATTTTCCTTGTTATTACTCTTGTAGTGTTGGTGTCAAAGTCTCTGTGCACTGTTATAACCACGTCTGACATGTTGTGCCAATGAGCTGCCCCACTAATATCATAAGCAGTAGGTGGTGCGTAAGAGCCATCCGTTCCCTTTTGAAGTTTTGTAGGATGTGCAACCACCCATGTAACAATCTCGTATATACGGCTGAATCGTTTACATAAGGATATGAAGTCTCTTATATGTTCATCTTCTCTAGCGTTACCTGCACGTTTAGCACTTACTTCATTAAAGGGGTCTATAACAAAGCCATTTATTCCATGCTTAAAGATGCTTGATTTAACTATGCTATGTATTAAATCTATAGAAGGCACACTTTCCCTTGTTTCTATAAAGTAGAAATGGTTGTGTATAAACTCTATTGCTTCGTTTAATTCTGTAACGGACATTCTGTTATTTAACCCTTCATCAAATCCTTTGTGAATATACATCTGTGCCATTCTTCTTATATGGAACTGTGTGCTGTGTTCGGGAGAAAACACCGCAAACTTCCAATCGTGGTTTTTTGCTAAAGTTAAAAGTATTTGGTCAAGGAACAATGACTTCCCATGATTAGGTATACCTGTGATTGTATGAAAGGTGGAAGGCATTATCTTGTAGATATCATCTAACCCTTGTATACCGACGTCTAAAGGCTTTTCATAGTTACCCTCATATAAATCATGTAACTGTCCGTGGTAGTCGTTAGCAGTATATAAACCATCTATAGGGTAAGGTTCTGCTTTGTTAATTATATTTTGTAATTCTACCTTCCCGTGTTTCATTAAAACATCATTAGCATCTTTGCAATCTTCAGGAAGTCTCACAAACCAAGCTACGTCTTTACCAAATCTATGCAACAACTCTTTATGTAAGGCTCTGCCAGAAGTATCTGTATCAGTAAATATAATAATCTTTTTTGCTTTGAGCGGACAATTAGTTAGAGCAGTAAATCTTGCATCATTCTTGTTGAACTTGGCTTCTTTGGGTGCTCCATTTGGTAATGTAGTTGCAGGATAGCCAACCATTTCGCAACTTAATACATCCATTTCTCCCTCTACAAATACAACAGTTTCTTTATTGTGAACATTGTTGTAGTTATAAAGTATTGATTTTGCTCCTGATGTTTGCCTAAAGCCTTTATCTACTGTTCTGTATTTTATATTTTCTAATTCGTTATTTTCATTAAAGTACTGAAAACCAAACCATTTGTTTTCATCAAATATTTTGAACTTATCAACTACCTTTTTTTCTATCCCCCTACCTTTAAAGAAGGAATACATATCATCTGTGTTGTTTTGTTTAGGTGGTGGCGGTTTTGTATAAGTCTTTTTAGGTAATGGAAAACTAGATTTAGGGTTATCAAAATAAGACCCTCTCCAATCACAATGATGACAATACCAGACTGTGCCTTCTGCGTTAATGGTAACAGTTAAAGGATTATCTAATTGCTTGTGTGGCGGTTGACATTCAGGGCACTTAATTTTTTGTGAGCCATGTTCTGTGGTTCTTAATTTTATTCCGTGTTCTTGTGGTGTTTTATTTTCCATTGATTACCCCGCTAAATTATTAATTGTTTTTACTTCTTTAGGTTTTATTGCATACCCATTCTCATCAGTTTCAAAATGATCCATCCATCTCTCTTGGTTTAACCAAGTTTGAGCATGGGGTATAAACTTCTCATCTGTTTGGATATTTTGTTCTGCAAATCTTTGTGCACCATATAATATTTTTGAGTGGTGTTTTTCATCAAATTTATTAAAAATCTTCATAGCCATCTTCTTTCCAATTTTTCTTGGATAGACTGACCAAAAGGTTTTAAATTCCTTACATATATATTCTTTTGTATTCTCTTTAGTATTAAGGGGTGCTGAGGCGGTTAGCTGAGGGGTTTCTAGACCCCTCGGGGTTTGAGAGCCATCACTGATAGATAAGTGGTATCTATTACTTGTATTACTCCCGTCTGGGGTTCTCCTTCTTTGTATTTTGAGATATCCTAATTCTTCAAATTCTTTGATAGCCCTTTGTACGCCTTTTGTGTCCTTTAGACCTACTATATCAGCGATATGCCTATATGAAGGGTAACAACTTCCCCTTTCATCACAATAATTCCCTAACAAAACTAAAATAAACTTTTTGGTTGGCGTGAAGCCTTTTATCTTTAAGGCTTGATTTAAACATTCTATAGACATTTATCCTCCTTTTGGTGATTTAAAAATTGGATTAAGATTATTCTTAATATTAAAACTATAACTTGTTTATAAATAAAAATAAACCTTTATTGGAATATTTTATATAAAAAACCAATTGTATATCTCCGCTGCCAAAGATTCTGATTCAGATATATCGTTCAATTTATAAAATTCTATATGTTTCAAATTTGGCTCAGAAATTATATTAGATATTTTAGTGTGCCTAGATTTTTTAAACGTCTCTGATTGATTGTCCCCTCTGTTTATGTGCCTACTAGCAATAATTTTCTTTTCATTTTTAAGAATGATTATTCTAGTCTCGTAATTTTTTGTTAAATATAAAAGGTTTTTTTTTGTAAACAACCTATCCCCCTCAAAAATAATATTTTTAGTTTTAAGTTGAACAAATTTATCAAAGTCTTTTTGAACTGCCATTGACAATTTATCAGTTCCTGCAAACACCTCTTGGTGTTCATAAATACCTAATACGCTGACATTTGCAAAAGGTTCAATGTACCCTCTCAACAAGCCATATTTAAACTTTTTACTGGGTTTAACCATTTTTAACACTTCTCGCATCAGTGTAGTTTTCCCAGTAGCGGGCTCACCCCCTATCGCTAAACATTTCATGAGTTAACCAAACGATTATAGTCATTATTAAAACATTCCCAATCACCATCCATCATGACGGGTTGACCTGTGTATAAATAATGATTTTGCTTTTCTGGGCACAAGCCTAAATCTTTTGGGTTTTCCTCAAGTAATAACGCTTTGGGCAAACAGTCTGTCCTCATTTTCCAAAATATTTCTCCCTCTTTAAGTCCCCATTCTTTCTCAGCGTATTTAATCCTGTTGTGAAACATATCCATATAAACATTTGGGTATCGGCGATTAGGTCTGTGCCATGATTTGTAATTACACAGAGCAGATTCTAGGGTGAAATAACCTGCGTCTTCGTGCGGGTAACGCTCCTTTGCCTCATCTAACAACTTAACAGCCTCCCCTTTCAACCAACGTATTATTTCTGGGGAATAGGCCACCTTTGTTTTCCACCAATCTAAATCATCTCTACCTAACACCTTGCAAATCCCATTGCGGTGAGAACGCGAGCCATTAATATCCTCTATGAAAAGATTATTACAATCTATGTTTACGCCTTGAATCTTTAAATACTCCAAATATGAAAACGTGGATAATCTCCCAAAGGAAAGGAAATTATCTCTAACAAAGTCCCAGACAACACCAAAGTTTAAATAAGGATCGTTTTTTTCACATAAAGCATTGAACATCTTCTCTTGCGAACCATATTTATTGACTTGCTTTATATACGAGCGCATACAATTGGGCATGCCTGTTTTCCCTACTTTGAAATATCTCCTGTCAGCGTCCCATCCAGAACCAGACTTAAATTTGTGCTGCGTTTTATTCCACCAATCATCTACCAAATCCAAGTTTAAGCCTTTTGGCTCTGGAAATTTATTGAATATATGCCAACTGGTTATAATATTTTGTGAGCAGCCATTAATGAATGCTAGCCAAAGTTTCTGGTCTATGTTCAATTCGTACTCTTTCGTAAGCCAAGGGAACGCAAAATAAACGCCTCCAGGATGGCTCTTGTGTTTTAGGTGAAATTCATAAAGACGCAAAAATACTTCTCTGCGATACTTCGGCTCTCGGAAATCCATACCGTATTTTAGGAGTTTAATTTCTTTATCATTGTGGAGCTTGCTGTATGAACCGATTAACGCGCTTGTTTTCTCTGTATATTCTTTAACTTTTTTAGGGACATTCAGATTGAGGTTCTTAGCTACAGTATTAATATCAGGGTATGAGCCAATATTCCAAAACAAGGTCGTGTCTTTCATCAACTCAGGCAAGTTGTCTCTCATATAGTTAATCACCTTTGCCTCATATCTTGGGTGAAACGTCATATCATCTATCTGTACCCCCTTAAAGAGCTTGCTATAGGGTATTTTAGTGTCATACCAGAAGTAGTCATACGCAGAAACATCAGCGCCCATAAGACCTAACCTCTCAAACATGTAATCTCTCTTGTCTACTCCCACATTAATTAAGTGGACGCGGCAGACATTTTTCGGCTTATACATAGATAAACCCAACATGATAGAGGTTGCTGAATTGGCTGAACCAAAAGGTATGATCAAATCTTCTATATGGTCAGGTATATTTTTTACTTGTCTTGCCCCTACCTCGTGAAAGGAGAGAATTTTTGATGCTGTGTTTTCAGCTCTTGCGTGGTCTAAAGTAATGTCTCTTTCTATGGTGAAGCAATTATCAAAATCTTTCATTATCGTTCTTACGCGCTTTTGAACCCCCACATTAAAACCACTACGGCAAGAAAGGTCATACTCTGCCCCAAACATAGTGGCAAATCGCGGTAAATCTTTCTTTGAAATAGAATTAAAATTTGTTCCTCCTGCGACTTGTATGCACCTTAGACCATAATGCTCAGCCATCGCGGCTGTCATTGGTGTTTGTGGAGAAGCATTGACATTGGTTCCGTGTATAACGGTATCAGCTCCTTGCGGTCTAGATTCAAAAAGGTAAAGTAATTGTCGGCATTTAGAACCATTGAGAGTGTTAATTCCAAAGAGAGCAAACTTGTCTTCCCTTTTATACCAAACGCCATCTGACTTTTGTTCTACTGGGGTTAGTCTGAAAAGATAATCAGACCAACGATTAGCTCCAAAAGGTACGATGCTGTCTTCAGTATCTTTGTTCAGAAAATTACGTTTACTTTCCAATAGAATCCCCCTCTTTTCTATTCTTTACTTTGTCTAATTCTTCTAACATACTTCCGCAGTCAGTCATTTTTTCACGATAGTAGCAAACAACGGAGATACGCTCATACGGAGCCTTAGCCTTAATTTTAGTATTGCCGTGATATTCATGCACATCAAAAAAACAAACATCACCGCTCCCCAAATCAAAGGCGCAATCATATCTTGGCATCACCGTATATCCACCTTCATACTTCCCTGCCTTGAGAACGGCTATGTTTCCTAACCCTGCTTTCAAATCACCTGCATCTAAATGGTAGGCTGTCTGAAAGTTAAGATTAACCGTAACGGTAGTAAAAACAGTACCAGAGATAATAAAATCTTTATTGGTTTTCCCCGCATATTCTGCTTGTGCGTTATACCGTTCTGGGCAAGCTTCAGCAAAGAGAGAATTTATACTCTTGAGGTAGGGTATAGAAGCAGTAAACTCTTTACGGTTATGTTCTGTGAAAGCTGTTTGCCTACAATAAGGTCTCCTTGCATTCCTATCAAAATAACCTGCTATCCCTGAACAAACTTTCTTCGCTCTATGAACCCGACTCAATGTACCGTCTTTCTTAATTCTTTGGAATCTTGTGACACTAGATTGCTTGTGTTTTAAATGTTCTTCGTTGTCTAAAATTCCAGCCGCCATGCCGCGATTCTCAGTGGGCTGCGCTGCCTTCCTTAAATTCTTATAAGCTGTTTTACAAATGCTCGCAGGTATGCGATTCTTACGATAGAAAAATAAAGGCTGCCCGTCCTCTTTATATGCGTCGCAGTCGCTATTGATTAAGACTGAATAGTCTTTGTCTGTTGCGTAATTGCTTGCGTATTTATGAGATTCTTCGTAACTACAAACAGGCTTAAGATTATAGATTGGTATTTTTTTTGTATTCACGCGTTACTGCCTCAAAGATAATGTCTGAAGGACTTTCTATTTTATATTCCTCTCGTAGAGCCTCTATCATCGTTTTCATTTCTTCTATTGTTGATATGTCATATAAAAGCATAAATTGTTTAATATTTGTTTCGGGGATATATACGCCTTCTGCAGACCAGTCAGTGTCTGATAGCTCTAAATCAGGAGCGTCAAACTCTAGCATCGCACCCTTAGTGATTTTTCCAATTTCTGAGAATTCAAAACCAGTCAAACCTAAATCAAAGTCTTGTTCAGCTAAATTTTCAAATTCTTTAGCCAACAAACCCATATCCCACTCTGAAAATTCGTGCACCTTATTATCCATTATGCGGAAAGCAGTTTTTTGCTGCTTTGAAAGACCAGTGGCCGTGTGTGTAGGCACTTTTTTTAGACCGAGCAATTTGGCTGCAAGAACCCTTGTATGACCTGCTAAAATTATATTATTTTCATCTACAACAACAGGAACTTTAAATCCATAATTACGAATGCTTTCAGCAACTTTTTCTATTGAATTTTTGTTATCTCTTGGATTGTTTTCATATGGAATTAGTTCAGCTATATCAATCATCTCAACTTTATAAGACATTTTCTCTCCTTTTATATATAAAAATCATTAGGGGTCACCAAGCCGTCTGTCATGCGAATTAATAATAGCATCTCTTTTTTTCTAGGTATTCTAGTTCCAGTTATCCATTTAGCTAAAGTGCCTTGAGGAATTCGCAATCCTTCTCTTTCTTCTATCTCTTTAATAAAAGACATTTGGGTATAGTTATTTGTTTTTAAGTATTTTTTTAATTTCATAAATTAGTTTTAATTATTCCAGAAATGAATTATAATGAAACCAGTTACAGAGTCAATCAATAAATTGAACAGGAAATAAAATGAAAAATAATAATGATGTATTTTCTATACATGATATAGAACACCTTTCCCCTTCCTCTATCAACAGTTACATAGACGACCCTTGTATTTGGATAATGAGATATCTATTCAAATTCAGAAACGGTGGCGGTCCCGCAATGTGGCGAGGCACTGTAACCGATCATGGAGTTGGTAAATATTTTGGCTTCACAGAAAAACCCATAGATTTAGGAGAAACAATACAGTCTGCACTTTTTGAATACCAAGTTACTTATGATAATTGTAAAAGTGAATACCCAACACAAGAGATAAATCATAAAAAGTTTTTAGAAGAAGCAGACAGGATTCCTAGATACATAAAAACTGCAATAGATTTTTATGAAGATTTAGGGCAACCTACTGAATACCAAAAAAGAATTGAACTTAACCTTGAATCTATCCCTGTTCCTATAATTGGGTTCATAGATTTAAAGTACAACGATACTATTAGGGATATAAAAACCACCGCAAGGCGACCCTACAAAGTTTCTGATGCTCACGCTAGACAGGTTTCTGTTTACGCAAAGGCAGAAGATTGTGTGCCTATTCTTGATTACATAGTAGTTACTGCCAAAGATGAACAGGTAGTATCTGAAACAGTACATCAAGTAGATAAGCACATTCACACTGTAGAACAAGTAGCATTAAAGATAATGAACCTCTTGTCCTATTCAAATGATAAACATGAGATAGCAAATCTTTTTTATCCAAACCTAGATGACTGGAAATGGGGTGCGGAAGAAATTAAGTTTGCTAAAACAATATGGAGTATAAAATGAATAATCAAACATTGATTACTGCTTTGGTCAAAGCACAAGAAAAAATTGACCATGTCGTAAATGATGCTAAAAACCCTTTCTTTAAGAGTAGTTATGCGTCGTTAAAGCAAGTACTAGATACCATTAAAAAACCATTAAATGATGAAGGCATATATCTACAACAGATAAGCCATTTATCAGAGAATGGTGTTTCTATTGAAACTGTATTTATGGGTCACGGTGCTTCTATAACGTCAGGGCAAGTGTATATACCTGCTTCTAAGAATGACCCACAAGCATTCGGTTCGGCTCTATCTTATGCAAAAAGATATTCTTTACAGATGGCTTGCGGTATTGCTACTGCAGACGAAGATGATGACGCCGAGAAAGCAATGCGAAGGCAAGTTAAATATGCATTTGCTAATGCCGAAGGGGAAACTTTATTTGAAGATACTGACCCAACCAAGTTTTTATCATCTATAGGTAAAGTTTTACCTTCTGAAAATCCTGATACAGATTCCATAGGATTATATGAAGTTAATAAAACAATTATCAAACAAGCAAAAGCTGACACTAGGGTTAAAAAATTCATAGAAGGATATGAAAGACTCATAGCAGTATATGAGCAAACCTAATTCTATTAATGACTTTGTATATTTATCCATGAGAAATGGACAATGGTGGACTTTTTGGAGTCTGCAAAAAAATATACAAGATATGACAGGAAGGTTCTACGGAGAGCCTTCATTGTCTGCTTCAATAAGAGAATTGAGAAAATATCCTTCAAGGGTCAAATACGGATTGCCTTTGAATGGAGATATTGTAATAAAAAAAAGAATAACCGAAGGTAAGGGTTATCAATATAGACTAATAACAGGAGAAAATAATGTCTGAAAAATATGTAATTAAAAATAACACAGGGAATATGTTCCTTGAGAATAATGTAACAGTACCAAGAAAAGGTAAAATTAATATAAATGGAGAAGATAAATACTGCGGTATCTTAAAGTACAGTGGAGACGGCAATTATCCAGATAAATATGAATTGGTAGTTTCTTTGGGTCTTTTACATTACAACAAGCCTGAAGATAAAAAAAGCAAAGGCACACCAGATATAGGAGGAAAAATAACCCACGAAGGAACTGTATATAAATTTGGAGGTTGGGCGAATATGTCCGATAAAGGCACAGACTATACAAGCGTTAAATTGACACCTTATGATTCAGAGGGTAATTTAATAATTGAAAATAAAGTTGTTCAGACTGAAGTAGAAGATAAATCATCTGACGACATACCTTTTTAAGCATGAATGAACAAGTAGAATCTTGGCAAGATAAGATAAGGTCTTTAGCACCTCGTGTTTCTAAAGCAGAATATGAGGTGCTAAAATGTGAAGCTGACGTTAAAAGATTACAAGCACAGTTAGAACTCATGGCTACTGCTAAAGGTGTTAAGACTGTATCTGCTCAAAAAACATACGCTGATAATGATGATTCGTTATATCAATTTAGATTAAAAGTAGGTGTAGCAAAAGGTCAACTATCGGCATTAAAGATTGAACTTAAATCATTAGATGTAGGCTTTGAAGAATGGCGAACTAAAATGGTTAATGCTAGGGAAGAAAGGAAAAGATATGGAGCATAAAACACTAGATGATATTATTTTTAATAGTGACCTATACAAAGAGGCACAATCAAACTTTTTAAAGAAAGGCATAGAGGGTTCAATAAATGATATGTTAGGCACACTAGGCAACAGCTTCAGTTATCCAAACTCTAAAGTGCATAAAGATACATTACCTTTAAGAAATGAAATTGCCAAATTCATAGCACAAAGAATGTTAATTGATTTAAGGGAAGGATTAATAAACAACGACATACAAAACATAGATATAAATAAATTAGATGAAAAGTAGAAACCCCACCGCTAAAGAGAAAAGGCACATGGATAGTGTAAGTCAACTAGGCTGTATCGTTTGTCGCTTACAGGGGTTTTATGGAGTGCCTAGCGAGATACATCACATTGAAGGTAAGACTAAGTTAGACACCCATTTCAAAGTCTTGCCTTTATGTTTTGAGCATCACAGAATGGGTAGTGATATGGAACCAATAAGTAGGCATCCATACAAAGCAAGATTTGTTCAAGCATACGGAACTGAATATGAATTACTGGAAATGGTAAATAAGTTGGTTAAAAAAGAATGATTATTATTCCAAAAAAGGTTTATTTATTAATTGAAAAGGTTTATAGTGTTGAACATTAAGTTAATTAAGGCTTGATTAAATTGAGAAAAATAAAATGAAAAAGAAAAATGAAATATTTGAAAAGATTCAGACTAAGATTTTGGAACTTATGGAAACAGAAGGTTCTGATTGGACAAAGTCTTGGATTGGTAAAGGCGCACCTATAAATCATGTAACAAAGAAAGCATACAGGGGTATGAATTATTTTTGGCTTTCTTGCCAAGATTACAACTCTAATGAATGGGGAACTTTTAAACAATGGAGCGAGAAAGATTATAAAATCAAGAAAGGCTCTAAAGCAACCCAAGTAGTATTCGCTAGCGTAAAACCTAAAAAAGAATCTTGGTTAACAGACGGCGAACTTGCCAACTACAGGTCAACTGGTCAACTGCCAACTTACTTCATGTGGAGAACATACAATGTATTTAACGCAGAACAGATAGAAGATTTTGTAACTGAAAAAGTAGATCACAAACATGAAACTGAATTAAGTTCAGAACAACTTAAATTAATAGAAAGTTATATATCTAATACGAAAGCAATAATAGACGATTCTCGCGATAGTGCTTTTTACTCTCCTATACAAGACACAATAGGAATGCCTAAGAAGGAGAACTTTATTACAGATGTAACTTACTACTCAACTTTATTGCATGAACTTACTCATTGGACTGGTCATAAATCAAGATGCGAAAGAGAGTTAACTGGAATGCACAACAAAGAAGAATACGCTAAAGAAGAATTGGTGGCTGAAATCGGTTCAGCTTTCATGTGCCAAATTCTTAACGTAGAAAAAACTGTCAGGAAAGACCACGCTCAATATCTTAACAGTTGGATTAAGGCAATCAAAGATGATTCTAAGGCAATGATAACCGCCTTTTCACAAGCACAGAAAGCAGTTGATTATCTTGAAAATTTACAATTAAACTTAAAAAAAGAGGTGGCATAATGACATTTGAAATGGCAGTAGGTAAATACGCAGGATATTTACAAGACAGTTATGGTCAGGGTATAGGAGGAGCACAATATCCAGATAAAGAACTAAGCGGTAAAGATAAAGAGGGAAATTGGTATCTTATCGGTTGGAAGAATGCTCAGTTAGCAATAGTCAAACCTAATGGGTTTGTCCAAGTGGGGTTTTAATAGGTTGGGAAAATTGCTTCTTATTTTAATTGCAGAGAAGAAGAAGAAGTTCTTATACTAACTCCCGATAGAAGAATTAATGATTTAACAAGAGAGGTATTAAACAATGAAATTAATAAGTAAATGTAATAATTGCGGGAAACCTTCCAACTGGATTGATAAGTCCTTCTGGAAAGAAGACACAGGAGTCACAACCAAATTATTAGAAGGCTCAATTTATGGGTATGTTGCATGGCAAGAAGCAGACAATAAAACAGGAACAGAAACCTTTTTCTGCTTACCTCATGGTGCAGAACGTGGGTGGAGTACAAAACAATTTAATTCAATGGAAGAGTTAGGTCACTACATTGGGGAAAACAAACTTAAGACTTACTAAGGAGAATAATATGCACGAACCAAATGAACCGCATGACCAACACGGCAGACCTTTAATAAACGACTCCTACGAAACGATACTGTGTAACTTCACATACAATCAAAGGGATATCATAAGTGAAGCTGTGCGATCATTTACAAGTCCTAACAACCCTGTATATGATGTAGAGGAAATCAGACAAATTATGAAAGAATTATGGAAAGACAAAAGGAATGTATAAAGAAATTTTAAACGTATTTATATATACCTTTGTTGGGTTGTTATTTTTATCTATATTTTTAACTGTTATGGTTTTATTTCTGCCTTATTACTTGGGGAAGTATTTGGTGGAGTTTTTTGAAAACAAAAAGGAGAGGTTATGGAACACGAAAGAATGAAAGAACTATATCTATTGTGGTTGGCTACTGAAGAAGGAGAGTAATAATGATGGGAGTTTCTAATGAATGATATCTACACACAGAAATTAGAATTCATGTTGAACAGAATAATAGAACAACAAAATCAAATTAGTTCTATGGATGAAAAAATAAAGGAATTAGATGAACAACTTCGCTTATTAGTAGACCTGTTTCATGACGAACAATATGAAAGAAGAAAAGAAAAAGGGTTGTTGTTGAACTAAACCAAAGGGAGATAATTAAATGACTAAAAGAAATAAACAAGCACTGGGGATATTGTTAGTATCAATTCCATCGTTTTCACTAGGCGTATGGCAGTTTGAGATAGGCGGTGCAGCTAGCAGTTTCGTAGCTATGTCAACATCTATAGCAGTTACTCTCGGTGCTGCTGGAATTATAGCAGGAGTGACAATGCTATTTACAAAAAACAGGCTGGGTTGGTTTGACGGCAAACCACTTAGCGATAAACCAATATTTATTAAAAAGGAGAAAAAAGAAATGACTAAGATTAAAAAAGAAGAACCTATAGTGGAAGAAGCTGTAATAAAACAGAAGCCTGTAAAAAAAGATGGCTCTGAAAGCATAGGGTTAATGCAAAGAGAGAAGGAGCTGGTCAAAAGATCAGACGAGCTTAATGCCTTAGTTAGTGAACTTGAAACTGAATTGAATCAAGTGAGAGAGAACCTAGAAACTAAAGGTTGGATTCAATCTGCTGATGGTTGGATTATAGGATAATGGAAACACTAATAGAAATACTGCGTATCATTGCTATTTTTGTCTGCTTTGCTGCACCTGCTTATGCTATATATTTCTTTGATGACGACAACGCGGAGATGTAATTATGGAAACATTTCTATACGCACTCACCAAATTTGCAATAGTCGCAATTCTAGCTGCAGTAACTTGGTGTATTTTGTACCTTGATGATGGAGACTTTTAAATGGAAGTACCTATATTTACTAGGTGGTGGGAGATAGCTTTATTTTTAATGCTAGGATTATGCTGTGCAATTATATTTGTATTGATAAGTCCTTTTATTTTAATAAGAAAGTTATATGAATAGTTGGTGGTACGCACTGGCAGCAGAAATGCCAAAGAGTGACTGTGAGCGTATATTAAATTTATACAGAGAGTCTGCTAACCAAACAGGGAAAGTAGGACAAAGCAAAAAAAATGAAGAAATAAGAAAGTCCAAAGTTGTTGGGTTTCCTTATGGGAGTAATTACGCTAAAGATATAAACGATACTATTGGAAAATATATTAATTTAGCAAACAGAGAATGTTTTGGGTTCAATCTTAATGGGGTTCAAGAGTTTCAAATAGCAGAATACAATGTTGGCAATTTCTATGATGAACACATGGATGCCACTTTGACTGACAATCTTTCCCAAAGAAAACTAAGTATAACTGTGCAGCTTACCAACCCTGTTAATTATGATGGTGGAGATTTTATCTTTACTAAAGGCATTAATACCCCTAGCCAAATAGAATTAAAACAACAAGGAACTATATTAATTTTTCCTTCTTTTATTTATCACAAGATACTCCCTGTAACTAGAGGCACAAGGTATTCATTGGTGGGTTGGTACGAAGGAAACAAATGGAGATAATAACTATGATAACTAAGTGGAAGATTTTAGAAAAGTATGATTTTGAACTTCTTTCTGGAGAACCTCAGAAAATGCCTGATGGGGATTACAGCTACTATCAGTATCTTAATAAACGATGGCAGGAGACTGGTAAAAATGTTCTATGCCAAGAGTTCTTACTTGAAGAATATAAAGGTGTATCCATAATTCAAGAGCCTTTTGGTGGATGCGGTGTTTTCTCAGTTGCTTTACAAAATATATTACAGCCAAAGCATCATTTTATTGGAGAATTAGATGATGATTGTATGTCACAGCTAAGACACTGTATGAGTGCTTATCCTAACACTACAGTTAATAAGGAAGATGCTCACGAAACTCTTGGAGTCTCACCTGCAGACATATACGTATGTGATTTTCCGTTTTTTACATTGATACAGCATAGTACTGGGAAATGGCGTAAAGAGATGGAACGCATGGTTGCTCACAAACCAAAGGCTATAATAATAACGGATGGCTCTAGTTGTAGATGGCATTTCTCAGTGCCTAATTTAATTGCTAGAGGGTATAACGTAACTAACGATAGGGAAAGCTACGCGAGTGTGTTCAGCGATTACTTTGAAGAACATTACGGGTATAGAGTTACCGCTATGGCCTATCATGGTACGTGCTTTTATATAAAGGTGGAACCTTGTAATAAAGAAATTAAACCTATTAAGTATAAAAAGATAATAGCGGGAGAAGGTTACAAAGGGTTAAAACCAATGTAACAATAATAAATATAAATATATTCCAAAAAAGGTTTATTTCTTAGTTAAAAAGGGTTATAGTTCTTATATCAAGTCAATTAAGTCTTGATTAAATTGAAAAAAATAAAATGAATAGAATCTTAAACACCATAGAACCAATCAGTCCAATAATTGGCATTATTAACATAGTGTTATTTGTTTATGCAATAGAAGCAATCTTAAAAGTAGTGGGGTTAGCGTAATGAAAAAACAAGATATTAAAGGTTACTGGATAGAAGATGAAATTTTTTATAAAGTTTATCTTAATTGCGGCTGTACTGTTAGGGTCGTAGAAAATGATGGCATTGATTGTAACTGCCACGACTCAACGTATTTTGTTCTTAGTCCCAATAGCTATAACTTAATTAAACCTTCTGAAACTGCTCAACAAGCACACGACAAATACAGTGCTAAATGCATAGCCTTTGAAAAAGATTTATTAGAGTCGGAGGGAATTTAATGAATACTAAAATGATTAAAACTAAACGAGATACATACATGGCATTTTTTTGGCAGTTTATTTCCTGTCTTATTATGTTTGGATTTTTCTTTCTTTTCTTTTACCAACTAGGAGCATAACAATGAATAAAACAGAAGCTAAAGAACTTAGAAAATTTTTAACAGAAATTTTAGAAACTGCTCTTAAAGAAAAAGGTTATGGAACTATTGAAATTGGGAACGCTACTTTTGATAATGATCATATTAAATTTAATAACTTAATAATATCAGAAGAAGGTGCTTTATCTAAAACAGAAAAAGATTTAAAAAATCTCTTAGAAGAACAAAAATTATTTGGTCTTAAAGAGTTATTAGATGCAGAAAAAGTAGTTCAAGATGAAGCCTATCATTTAAAATTAATAGGTTACAAACCAAGAGCAACTAAAAGACCTTTTATAGTTAGTGCTAATGACGGTAACGAATACACCATAACAGAAGCAACAGCTTTTAAATTGTTTGGTTATCCTAATGTAGATTCCCCTCAATACATACCTAAAGGAACCTCTTTAGAAAAACTTTTTTAATAAAAAAAACAGGAGGGTAGACCGATTGGCTACCCTTTTTTTTCGTTTGCCTTTTCTGATTGATACTTAATATTCAATCCTGCCAATGTGCAGAGCCTGTTTTTTTCGTCTAACCCTTTGGGTGTGATAGCGAAGCCTTCTCCTTCTTTGGCTACGAATCCTTCCACTACAACTTCTTGCAAATGACCTTGCGGTGTTTCTTCTTTGAACATTACCGATAGAATCGCACCTAATCTTTTATTCTGTTTTTTTGAAAGTGCCACTAGACCATATCCTGTTTTAAATACTGCTGACACGCCAATCTCTACCTTCAAACATTAATGCTTCTGCATCTCTACGTTTAACTAAACCACTTAAAACTTTACCATTGGCTTTATCCCATCTTTTTATTTGATTAGGGATTGCATGATAATCCCCTGCATTTAAAAACTTTAAAAGAGTGGAACTTGACAGGTTCGTAGGTCCAAGATTAAAAACAAATGCTACAAGAGCATCAAATTGATTTTGTTCTAATGGTACTTTGACTAAATCTTTTATATAAATTTCGTATTCATCTTCCAATTCTTCTCTTAAAATGTAATCGGCATGGCTCATACTCCATCTGTCATGTTCTTTAACATTTTTTATATGTCCATAGCCTATAGTCCATACTCCTGCAGGACATAGATAAGCTACAGGGTCGCCTGCTCCATTCACAGGGCAACCTTCAAAGTGTTTGATTAGTGCTAGACCTTCATCAGATATGTGCATCTCATTCTCCCCACGTTCCATCTTCTCTAATTCTAGCGGTCTTTTTACCGCCCCAATACTCAACGGCATGTCCTTCTGCAATAAGTTTTGCGCAAACATCTTCACCTTCTTCAGTATAAGGCACGCCCAATATGCGACCATACTTACCTTTACCAAGTGATTTAATTTTGAATGCACCTACGCATAATTCCTTGAGTCTTTCTTTAGCCAAAAGACCCAATGCTTTTTCTTCTAGGTTTCTGGTGCGTGATTCGGGAGTGTCTATCCCTGCGAGCCTGACTCTTTGCTTGTGCAGTTTCACCGAGAATCCTAAATCAAGAATACAATCTAAAGTATCGCCATCAATTATTCTGTCCAAGACAGCGTTATAGACAAAAGCATCAGGTGCTTTGCTCATTATTCTTTGGCTTTTTGTTTAGCCAGTTCTTTTGCCTTACCTATATTCAAGGCACAAAGGTCAATAGTCCATTTGTACGCCTTGCCTAGCCACTTTTCATCTGAAGGTGTTGGTGTTAAGGCAGCTACAACACTAGCGGTAAAAACTATTAGTGCAATGATTCCTATGATATCTAGTAATCCCATAATACTCTCCTATGTTTTAATTATCCCCATACTACATCAGATTACTTCTCTTGTGGAGCTTCTTCTTCTTTGTCGTAATCTCTATAAAATCTAACTATCCCCAGTATCTCTGTGATGTATCTGGTTATATCTGCCATGTCCATACTCAAGTGTTCATACTCTTTACTGGACAATGAATAAAATGCCCTTCTTGGAGCTTCCCCTTTTTTAAGATTGTCTAAATACAACTGCAGACTGTCTGGTGTAAGTATCTCCCAATCAACTGGGTCCATTTGTACTTCCATTGGTAAAGGTGGATGGTACATAGGTTGTTGTTTAGCTATAGTGGTTACGGAGACAGGCTTAACTCTATCTCCCATCATAGAACAGCTTGAAGCCACTACAGCCAAACTAAGTAGTATCGCTAACTTCTTCATCAAATTGGTTGGGGTCAGTTAATTTTTCTAAATTTTCTAAGACTCTTTTGGATGCCTTATTTATTTTGCCTTGCATGAGTTCTGGTTTCGCTAAAGTTAATTCATCTAAATCGTGTCTAGCAAATGTTTTTCTTAGCTTATTTACATTACGCATCGCTTCTTGCTTTTCTTTTTCTAAAGAAGCCATAAGAGTTTGAGCCTTTTTTTGATTGTTTAAAGCAGTTTCAATAGCTTCGTTTTGTTCTTGGATTTTGGCTTCCAGAATTAACTGATTGCCTTTTAACGTACCTATATTATCTTGAAGTCTATCTATATACCAAGCTGAACTTGCTATGGTAGCAATTAATAGTACGCCCATTATTAAAGCTATTTTCATTCCAATGTATACACCTGTAATGGCTTCTCTTTGCCCTTGACCTTCAAAGGCTCTAATAATCTTAACTCATAATCACTCTTTATGGCAGTGTTATATCCAATCAGTAAATCCACCCCTGCTTCTTTAGTTCCTGACTCTAACCTAGCTGCGGTATTAACTGCGTCTCCTATAGCGGTGTAATCAAACCTAGACTCACTTCCCATATTGCCTATGATTGCATAGCCAGTATTGATACCAATGCCGATAGCAACTGGCGGTATATCCATTGTTGCCAGTTCTATATTAAGTTCTTCCATGTTCTTCTGTATGTCTTTGGCGCATTCTATTGCTTTGTTTTCATGGAAATCTAAATCCAAAGGGGCAGAGAATATAGCCATCATTGCATCTCCAATATATTTATCTACCATTCCATGATGCTTTTGAACTGCAGACTGTTGTGCAGTTAAAGCTCTGTTCATTATGTAGGTTACTTGTTCTGGCTCTAATGATTCTGACATACTCGTAAAGCCACGAACATCAGTGAATAAGAATGTGCAGTATCTTTTTTCTCCACCTAATTTCAGAAGGTCAGGATTGTCTTGAAGTTGTTTGACCTGTCTTGGGTCAAGATAGTGTTCAAACTGTTTCTTTATTTGCTGTCTTAGCTTGTACTGTTCTCTAAATCTAAGGTAGAAAGCCACCGCCCCTGTTATGAACTGTGATATTAAAGTCCATGTTACATCTATCAATACGCCCTGCTGTATAGTCCAAAATCCATAATAAGCTGTTGAAGCCATAGTTATAGAGAAGAATACTAGACCCCAAGTTATGCCAAACAAATGCAGCAGAAGCCAAACAAATAGCACAGAGAAGGTAAATAAGCCTACCTCTACTGCTAGTGCGTAGTCAGGAACATAAGGACTTCCTTCTATCAAGATACTTTCTGCTAGGGCAGCTTGAATTAAATGCGGTTCCAAAAACTTACCAGAAGGTGTACCTAGTTGTGGCATTATTCCTTTTGCTGTAAATCCTATGAATACAAATTTATCTTTTACATCCATTTCTTTAAGGTCAGTTTGTGGGGTATTCACAAAACTTATCCACTTACGACCCAATGAATCCACTGGTACTGGTGGCAAGCCTCTTACTCGTATTTCTTCCAGACCATTATCATTCGTTTTGATAACGTAGGTACTTGCACCTGCTAGAATCTTTAAGACTTCGGTTCCAAAAGCAGGAACCCACCCATCAGGAGTTCTTAATAATAAGGGTATTCTTCTAACCAATAAATCAACTTCAGGTCTGGCTACGGCTATTCCTTGATTAGCACTATTAGCCAGTATGGGTATGTTTTGTGTGACTCCTGTTGCTAGAGTACCGCCTACATCATTTCCTAATATTACTGTGCCTGTGGTCTTGGGATAGATACCTTTGTCATTCTCAAACATTGCAAGAACACTTGGTATTTGTGCGAGGGAATCAGCAAACGCTTGATCTCCATTGGCAGAGAATCTGCCCTTGTTAGGAAAGGTGACCACCCATCCAACACCTATTGCTCCTTTTTTTATTACCTGCGCGTTTATCTCAGAGAGCCTTTGTCTGGATAACGGATAGCCACCCTCTCTATTTATATCATCATCTGTGATGTTGAGTACAGTAAAATATCCAGAAGGTTCTTGTTCTGGTATTAGAGCATCAAAGGTTTTGAGTTTTAATACTTCAGTAGGCGTTGATTGATAGACTAAAGGCAACCCAAGTAATACCAATAAAACTAGTGGTATTAGATACTTAGTCATACTGCGTAATTGTTAAAGTCTTAGTGCAACTGGTTACACAGTTGTAGGTTGCTGTGAATGATTTGTCGTTAACTCCTGATTGAGTGACTCCTACGTTGTAATCGTCAGTGTAAAAGTTCAGTCTGGCTGTATGATCTCCTGAACCTGATTGTGTGATAGAAGCTACGCCATTGTCTGCATCTGAATACCAAAAGATATCTGCATCGTGGTCGCCACTACCCGATTGGGTAATGGTTGAAGAATTGTTGTCAGCGTAATTATAATTATAGACATAAGCATTGTGCGCTCCTGTTCCTGATTGGGTAATAGTTGTATCTGCATCATCACCAAAAGCATAGATTTTTGCGTACTTGCTGTTCCCTGTTTGACTTATTGTGTAAGCATTATTATCTCCTGCCATGAGTACCTCCCCATGATTGGAGTCTCCATTTTGTGTAATGATTCCTGTGTTGTTGTCTTGGTCTAAGTCCAAATACCCATAATTGTTATCGCCAGTTTGTGTAACAGTAAAAGTATTATCCGTGTGGTTAGACCACTGAGAATAGGCTTTAGCTGTATTCCCATGACCTGTACTGGTTAAATTTATGACTGCCCTTGTGCAAGTATGGGTGCTGTAAATTCCGCTGCTAAGACCGCAATAAACTGTAGCGTTGTTGGTGTAGCCTACTTGCTTAACATTAATAACTGAATTAGCTCCTTTGTGCTGTATGTTTATGGCATTGTTTCCTGCCACAAGAGGAAGGCTAATCAGACTGATTAATAATAATCGTACCATCTCCCCCTCCGTTTACTGTGATGTTCATAAGTTTACCACCCGATAGTATCGTTATGTTATACGCACTTATCTTAGGTATCTGTAAGTCTATTGTATTTTCTACACTTCTGAAAAAGATAAGCATTTCACCATCCACAAAAGAATAAATCTGTGCTTTAGCATCATAACCTGCTGTGATTCCTTCTATGGTTACATCTCCTATTTTAGATGTTGTTTCATCTCCTTCTATAAAGTCTAATAAATCCATTAAAAAATCCACCGATAAAAGGTCAATACCCAATCTATCTATTTCTAGTTCATCTTTATCCAGTTCATCTTCATCAAAGTTTTCTTCCAAGAAGTCTACGTCTAATACATTGGTACTCTTTGTGCCTTGTTCAGCTACGGCTTTTTCTACTTGTTCTGGTGGATTTATTATAAGAAGATTATTAATTAACCCTAACGTCATATTTACTAGAGTTACTGGTCTAGTAGGGGGTGACTCTGAAACGCTCACCATAGTCGCTTGAAACGGCTTATCAAGTATTTCTACACCCGCTGAAGTCTCTACTGTTATTTGTCCTGAACTATTACCATCTGCATCAGGTAAAAGAATAATTAAACTGCGACCTATCTCATCTACAGTTGTTGTGAAGTCCGTTCCTAAAATTGAGATGGTGGCACTAGGTGTTGTTATGCTTACATTTTGTTTATCAATCTTATTCAGTTTGCCTGTTATAAATCTGGCAGTACCGCTTGCCATTCTTAAAGCTAACTTAGATTTCTTAGGGTCAGGGTCGTAGATATATTCATCAACAACAATCCTAGAGCCTTCGGTTAGCTTGAGAACTGAATCATCTAAAAACTGTATAGCCATACGACCATCGCCTGTCCTTACATCATCATTACTAAAGATACCTAAAGACAATTCTGCCAATAGTTTATCTCCTCCTACACTGCGTAGGACTTCCCCATTGCCTCGCAGTTCTGAAATAGAACCTATATCTGAATATAGATTGCTAGATAATAAAGTTATTAACAGCCACTTGTGCATTGGTCTAAGTTAATAGTACCGCTTGTTGAGTTTGCTGTCAGGACAATAGTATCTGTTACTCCTGATGCAGCTGTCGTTTGGTCAATATCAATGTTGTTAGAATCTCCAACCAACGTAAACGTAATACTCTTATCGTCTGTGCCAATCTGAGTTACATCTATATCGTTGGTGTTCCCATCAATATTCCAGTTGTTGACACAACCAATAGTTTCACACCTTATGTTGGTGTTATTAGTATTACCCGTAATAACAAAGTCTTGATTACCGCCTGTTGCTGTAGAACTAGAACCTTGTAACCACGTTAGCACGTTACTGTTACCCGTAGCACTGTAGTCAAAGTCCGATGAGGTTACTGCACCAGTACCACCTGCTGTAATTGTACTGGTATTAGAGTCTCCTATTTGGTACATAGTCCACGAAGAACTATTGCCTTGAGCAATCGTAGCAGCCAATGTGTTCGTATTACCTTGTTGTTTAAAGTCTCCCGTTATAGATGCCCCTGCCATAGTGACTGGTGCAGCCGAAGTACCCACTTTATTTGTTGCTCCAATTTGGTCAATGGTCAGCGTAAAAGCACCGCCCCCTGATTGCGTCAGATAAATGTCGTTATTGCCTGCTGTTACAGACGCTACAAAACATACCAACAATATTTTAATTAGATTTTTCATTTTACCTCCTGAAGATAATTAAAATCCCATAATTGTTTATCTAAGCCTTCCATAACTAATTCATAGACTGCGGTTTCAATCGCTGCCCTAGTTGCATACCCTGTGGCTTCTGTCTGCGTATAGCCAGTTTCTACTTCTACGAGTTCTGTACCTAACTCTGTAAACCTAAAAACATCTCTACTAACGCCTGCACTTAGTATGGTCTTGCTTACTGTTACGTTTAATAAAACTTCGCTTGTCTGAACGAGAACTGCCCTAATGGACACAGTTATATCATCTTTGCGATACTGGTTTGTGTTCCCAATACCCAAATACCTTGCTCCGTTTCCTCCTGTCTGAATATCAGACTCGTAAGAAACAATGCCTCCTTCTAAGATTATACCTGCAAAAAGAAGAGGCTTTAACTTATTACCGCCTTCTCCGTCATAAGTCTTTCTAGTATTCTTAATTAATTGGCGTTCTTTTGTCAAGTGGTCTAGTCCTTTGCGTTCTACAACAACAAACCAATCCCCATTTCCTGCACTTCTTAATGCCTGTATTAAATAGTTATCTGCCCCTTGTGTAACAGCAGTTGAGAATAAAGCCATCTTAGTAGAAGGTTTTCTTTGACCTGTTAAGTCCTTAAATTCATAGACAGCTATAACTGCCTTTTGTTTTGGTGGCGGTAAATCTAATAACTTTTTTAAAGTTGTTCTTTCAACTCTGGCATCTTCAGGGCAGGTAAGACCTGCTAAATAACATTCGGTTGCGTTAGGCGGTGCAAAAGAAGCACAACCCGTAACAAACCCTAAGATAATTAAGGCGCGCAGTCTGTGGTACATACGCCAAATATCCCAATCGGGATTACAATTTCTGTGATTGTGCCGTTCTCGTCTATGACTGTTAGTGTGATGTTGTAACCATCATTGCTAAATGAAATGCTGTTCCCTTCTAGCTCTATGGTTCCACCTGTTCCGCCATCTGCGGAGAACAACATATCGCTAATGTCTCTTGAGAGGTTACTGAATATCCTGCTCTGCAGATTGGATAAAAACTTATTGAGTGTACTGTTATCTATTTCCCTTTGAATCTCATCTAATTCTGACTGTATCTTCTCGGCTAATTCATCACGCCTTTTAGTCTCTTGTTCATCTATCGTTAGATAATGAGCCGATGCAGCTATGCCACTAAAACTAGGGTTTTTAAATTCATGGACTATTGGAGAGGCATTAACATTAAAAGCAACGATACTTAATATAAAAACTAACCCAATAATTGCTATAATTTCAGATTGTTTGTTCCCCTCTTTTCTTTTCATCTTCTTCTTTTAACTCCAAAACAGTATTCACTTTCATCTGTAATCGTATCATGTCTTGGTCTAACAGTCGTAGTTGGTCGGTTAGCCTTATGATTGTGGTTTTCATTTGTTCTACTGCAGGGTCTATCTTTTTGGTTATGGTCTGCCAAACAAAGTAAACGAAATAACCCAACCCCACGACCATCACTACAGGGAAGCCAAACTCTGTTATGAGTTGAGCTATGTCCACTAATCTCTCCTAGCATCTATCTTCCCATCTTCTACAAAGTTTTCTGCTCTCGCTATTCTGTCTAGGTCAGGAGATAAATTTAATGCACTAGATACGCTTGTATCAATGCGGATAATGTCATTGTTCATGGTGGCTGCTCTTGTTATAAGCATCTTGGATATACCTTGTACTGTCTTAATTTCAGAAACAAGACTGTCCATCATCTGTTTCATAACTAGGAAAATAAAGAACGCCATTATTAACCCACTTGCTATAGGCAATCCTACTTCTGCAATTAGGTCAAAGGCTTCCACTATTTATCTTCGCCTTTAAAACTCTTAGACGACCCGCTTGTTCCTGCATAAAGACCAAACCAAGCTGCACCTGCTCCTACTACAATAGAGATTAATCCCGATTGCTCAAAACTAGGTGCTGCCAATTCCATGAACCAAAAGGTAGTGTAATAAAGCAGATACATATAAACACTTAGAAAAGCTCTAGGGAATATGCGCCAACTGTCTATAGCTTGAGCAAGGAATATCCACCTTTGATGCGGGTTCTTTGAGCCTTCATCTTCAAGTTCTCTTATCCTGTCTTTTAATGTAGATTTTTCTTGTAGTAACTCCATGAATTTATTAAGGTCAATTTCAACCTCATTTCTGTCCATGTCACCGCCAAATCTTCCTCTGTCATCACTCATAATTTTCTCCTTTAACTAACTGTGTAAGTAATTGAACCCCATGTACTGTGTGCTGCCCTGTAAGTTTCGTGTTCTGCTGCAGTAACAGTAATTTTGTTTAGGGTGTAGGTTTGTCCATCTCCGAACCTGTTGTCTGTCGTTCTTTGTGTTTCATCTGCGGATATAGTGGGTCTCCATAAATCAGCTAGGCTGTTATAAGTATCAACTAACTCCAAAACTGCACCTGTGCAAGTCAATTCTGTGTAGCATAAGGCACCTCCTAACATAAGATAGGCAGTAGAATATTTATTACCTCTATGTGATGGATGTACTACACCCATTTTTAAAGTTACCACTTTATTTGCAAAATCATAGTGCTGAAACCCAAGTTTAGTGCCGTCAGTTTTTTCTAGTACAACAGTAAGACTGCATTTATTACCTGCTTTAACAGTAGCTTTTGCATATCCGCCAGTCACATAAAGCATATTGGCAAATTCATTTTGTCTTTGATAAGTAGTATTAGAGCCGACAGGAAAGTCTTGCAAACATTCTAAAATAAAAGACTGGTCAGATTCAACCAAAGGTCTTAATTTATAGTCATTACTAGATGTAATAATTGTCATTATTTACCTCCGCCAGATACATGAGTTTGTGAAATTAAGGCTGATAAGGTTATTGTTGCATTACTTGCTGCGTGTTCAACTACAACAGTTGCATACTTCACATCATTGCCAGATAAATCAGTAAGACTTGCTAAAGCCTCAAATCCTGTTGATGAGCCTGTATAGGCGCAGCTACTTATATAATCATCGTTGCTGTTAGCCGCATTTTCCATAATCCATCTAACAGTACATGATGCTGTAGAGATGCCATTGTAATAAGTAACTGTAATATCTTGTCTTAGGACATTACTAATAGGCGCAGGTGAATAGGAAGCGCCATCTATAGTAACCCAAACCGCAGTACCCAAAGGAAGAGCGGTCATGGAATCCTCAAATGTGTAAGTAGTATTAGTGTCTTGAGTTACAACAGTGCTTGACCCACCATCATTAGAAGGGAATGTAATTGTTGTGCCACTTATTGTTGGGTGACCTATTAAAACACCATCAGGCAGAGTGTAGACTGTATCTGTATCGCTATTTACACCTTGCAATACCCAACTTGTTCCATTGCTTATATACAAAGTATTAGGCGTTACTCCTGTTCTTAAATATGAAGAACCCAAAGGATTTGGAGAAGGTGTTGTACTATCAGAAGGAACACCAGAACCCGTTGTCCAAGTTGGCAAAACATAAGTCGTGTTTGTATCTGTATCTACATTAATAGCTGCCCCTGTTGTCCAAGTACCATTTATATTCAACCAAAGTACGTTAGGAGTTATGCCAGTTTGTAAGTAGGTTGAGCCATTAACCCCCCCTGAAGGAGCGCCAGTTCCAGTTGTAGATGTAGGTAAAGTATAAGTTGTATCTGTATCACTATTTATACCTTGTAATATCCAACTACTACCATTGCTTATATATAAAGTATTTGGTGTTACTCCTGTTCTCAGATATGAAGAACCTAAGGGATTCGGGTCAGGTGTAGTGCTATTAGCAGGTACGCCACCTCCTGTTGTCCAAGTCGGCAAGACATAAGTAGTATTAGTATCTGTGTCGCTATTTACACTTTGCAATATCCAATCACTTCCATCGCTAATATAAAGTGTGTGTGGAGTTACCCCTGTTCTTCTGTACGTTGAACTTTCGGGATTAGGAGAAGGCGTTGTATTATTATCGGGGACACCATCACCTGTGGTATGTGTAGGTAAAATTATTAAACTATTCGTTAATGCGCTTGTTGCTACTGCTGTTCCTGCAACTGTGTGATTGACCACAGAAGAAAAAGCTGAATAACTCCCTGCCACTCCTGCATGTCTTACCCTAAAGTTATAGGCAACGCCTATTTCTAGTCCTAGTATTGTTTGTTTAGTAGACCCCTTAGATGCGGTTGTACTGGTGTAAGTGGCATCTGCTGCACCATTCCTTTTAAATTGTACGTCAGTAAAAATAACAGTAGGAGAAGCACTATTAACCCAAGTTGCAGTAACAGAAGTTGTACCTAGATTGTCATTGGTAGTGCTATCAGTAGCCACAGATAAACTTGTTGGTGCTGCTATAGCAAAACCACCTGAAGCTAAGTTACTTCCTGCTGCTATGTTTGCACTATAATCACTGGTAGCAAAAGCATAAATTGAAGCTGCGGTTTCTTTAAGTGCCAATCTTACTCCAAGAACAGGAGTTTCATCTGACTGTATAACTTCCATATTAACTGATACAACTTCAAAGATTTTTTGTGAGTAACCTAACCTTTCGTTGGTAACATAAACCCAATCAGCAGGTTGTAATTTCATAAATGAAAGGTCTACTACACAACTAATACTTGTTGATAGTCTTTGATTCTTTAATGCAAGCCTTCCTATTCGTTGAGCCATTGTGTGCGTAGTTGTAAATGGCAGTTGTTTTTCCATTTGCTTAACGTAATTAGGCTTGTCATTTGTTACGCCATTAGGAGTATCTTCTGTTAAGAAAGTTGAGTCTTGATAGACTGGGGCATCTGCTGCAATGTAATCATTGGCAGCATCAACATAAATAGGTTTAACTGT